GTTAAATCTTTTAACATATACCTTATCACCTATCTTTAATAATTCTCGACTTTTCATTTTCTAAATCTTGAAGCATTACTAAATTACAAATTGCTGCTGTTAAATGAGGTAATCCATTTTCAGGATCAATTTTATTTCCTTTCCTATATTCAGCAATGTGCCTATAAGCTGCTGATATAAGTCTATTTGGATTATGTCCTTGACCTTTTCTCCAATTAGGTTCACCTGTAGGACTTTCTCCATATTTTTCTGCTCCATAGGTAAATCCTTGTACCACTTGTTCATGTACTTCTACAGGAAACAAGTGATACATTGGTTTACCTTTATCAAACTTTTTAGGCCTCATTATTTAATTTGACTTAAACAATAGCTAATACCTTCTTTTTCAGCATCATGTCTTGTATTAATCTCTGATGATGTATGAGAGGTATCATTTATATTATAACTCCATATTCCTTTAGAGGAACATGTAATTCCTAAATTAAGTCCTTTACTATCAAAATAATCATAAAGCATTCTAGGATTAACAAAGATAGCCATTTCTAATTGATCTTCTGCAAGATCCTCTAATGCTCCATTAGAATGTTCAATTAAAAATTCTTTTAAATCCTTAAATGCATTAGGATATTTTTTCTTATCTTCTCTACAGTCATAACAAAAATAAGGTGTAGGAATCTGCTTAAGCATATCAATAACACTAGCTGTATTATTACTAGTGATAGCCATCATTATCTCTTCTTTAATTTTATCTTCCATTATCATTTAATTTTTATATCTAAACACTTCTTCTTTATCATGAGGTTTATTCCATAATTCATCTAATTCAAACTCTTTCATATCTTCATATCCTAATCTCTTAGTCCACCAATCTTTTAACCAATCAGTCTTATTAAAGATATGATAAAATAAAGTATATTCTTCTTTTATCACTTTACCTTTACTATCCCACTCAGTAGGTTTTTTAAATGGAAAATAAGTATTTATATATGATTTAGAAAATTTAGAGAATTTACCCTCTTTAAATAGTTTAAAATCTTTACTATATTTGTCAGGAAATTTAACTACTACCATGGTGTATTCTCCAATATCATATACTTCTTGTACTTTATTTTTATCTTCAATCTCCTTGATTAGTATCTCTATATCTTCCTCTGTTTTAAATAATAAATAAACAGATTCATCATAATGAACATCATGCTTATGATCTCCATAATATGCATTTTTAAATCCAAAATGAATTAGTTTATTCTTATCTATACCAAGAGCAGGTAATAGAAATATAGTGGTACTTGTCTTAGTTTCACTAACCTCTATGTTGTTATTCTGAGTAGCAATATCCTTTGTCTGTTCTGTCATCTTCTCCTAAAGTTATAGTAACTTCACCTTCTTCTTTGAAATTATCATGACTTATGTTCCAAATATTATTTCTCTTATGCCACTTTAATTCATTAATAATTTGATTTAACCCTTTATGATATTTCCCTTCTCTATAGAATCCAGATATTGCTTGAACATAATGCTCTTCAGTAGTCTTATAAATAAGAGGTGAATAATAATTAGTATTATCACATACAATAAATTTCATATGATTTACTGTATATCCTCTATCTATATAACCCTTCTTTTGTGCCCATTTTCTTAAAGCTATCCAATAAAGTGAAGCTTGAATATAATAATTAAATCTATAATAATTATTTTCAAATTCTTCTGGATTATAAGCAGTTTTTAAATCATATAAATGTATAATTTTTTTATCATGATCTATAACTACTTTATCCATTAAAGATTTTAATTGATAATCATTGTATTCAAAAACTACAGGTAATTGATTTATTACTGTAGTTCTATCATCACTAGTTCTATTAATTAATATTCCTGTTATTGGAGATTTCTTTAACCCTTCTGATATTCTTACTGCTAATTCATAATCATTGTTGGTTATTACAGTTTTGTTTCCAATTCCTTCCTGTCTCTTTTTTATCAAAAAGTCATAGTATTCTCTACCCTCTTTTTCAAATCTATCTTTAACCTTGTCAAAGGTGTCTCTTTTAAAGCCAACTTGTTCATAACAAGACAACATTATTTCATCATCTAAAGGTATAATTTCTTCCCAACCATTAATATGAGTAATAGATTTATTTAATAGACAATTAGTATAATCCATCATTTGTCCTGTAGGACCTTTTACTTCTTTTACTATTAAAAATCTATCATCAAACTCTTCAGGAGTGAGAGTTAAACAGTCTACTATTGATCCAATTGTTAAAAATGACTTTTCCTCCTTATCTACTTTATCCTTATAGATATATTCCCTAGCATAGGCTTTTCTATCTTTAAGAAAACAAGATAAGGAGGAATAACTGTCAATCTCTAGTGCTCTATATTCTTTTTCTGTCATAATACAACAAAGATAAAGAAACTATTCCATTTTGGAAAAAGCTTCTTTCATTTTCTTATACTCTTCAAAATATAAGAACATTTTTTCAGTTTCTTTAGGAGATAAAACTTTTAAACTGAAAAATATAGGAAATCCATTAATACTTCTAGGTCCAGCCTCAGAGTAATATTCATAGATCATTCCTATAGTATTTTTAAGTTCTTCTTCTGATTTACTAGAAAAAGCACCTAACATAATAGGCATGAATACTGATGGTAACATATGCTCTTGTCTATCCATTAGTAAATGTCTATCAGTAAATATTTTACCTTCATACAAATCCATAGCTATTTGCTTAAGATCTTTTTCTGTGTTTTCAACAGGTTGTTGATTTTCTTCTTCCTGTTTAGATTCCTTGATTTCTTCACTCATATTACAAAGATTTGATTAGTTCTTCTTTATTAGGAAATATTTCCTTCTCATTAAGTATCATATATTTTTCAGATATTGTCTCTTGATTACCAGCGAATCCTAATGAAGAATCTACTTTCTTTTCAAATACATACTTAATATGATAATTAATTTCTAAGACAGGTTCCTTTAGATTTACATAAGCTTTAGTAAATACTCTTTCAACAGTACCCTTAACAGCTTTGTTTTCAAGCATAAAGTGAACTTCATCTCCTGGATTAAATTTAGTTACTATTTGCATATTTTTCTTTTAATATTTTAACAAAATCTTCTGCTTTCATAATTATTAACTCTTCTTCAGGTTTAGGACCTCTTTTATGAGCAATAACTATAGGATAATTATGTTGTTTATCATCAGCAGGAAAGTTTTCTTTTAATTCAGTTTGTATTCTTTTGATTTCATCAGAAAAGTTGAAACCATTCTTTACAGCTTTACACTGGAAATTGAAAGGAATAAAGGCTAAGTCAACATTTGAATTATCTAGAAGTTTACTTGCAAGTCTAGAAGTCTTACAAAATTTAAATCCTAAATCTTCTCTGAATATCTTAGCCCATTTCCTTTCATAATTATGTCCTTTAGTTCTATTTAATTTACCATTAATTTTTGGCTTACTAATCTTAACTTCCATACCATTTACCCTGAGACTTCAAATATTTTTCATTAATTTGAATACTTTTGTCTCCATCAAAATTTATACATTGACCATTCTTAATATATTTCATACCAGCAGTATATCCATTTTCATCAAGTTTTCCATAACCAGGATGAGAGAAATAACTGAATAATACTCCAATAGTTCCCATAAAGAACATTCTTTCATCATAAGTTTGCACACTATCTTCACCATCAGTTAAACATATTGCATTATTTTTACCAATATTTACAACATGTTGTACTACAGTCTCAATAGAAGTACCTCCACCAAATCCAATCATTAAAATGTTTAATTCAGTAGGTTCAATTTTCTTTACTCTAGTATCAAAAGTATATAGATTATTTAACAAATCCATATTTAACATTGCTAAAGCTATACTTTTAGCAAATAATAAATTTGATACTCCTGGTATACCACAATTAGAACTCATTGATCCTGATATATCTATATATAGATCAATTCTACCCATGTACTTCCTTTCTTCAGTAGATAATCTATCAATCATCAACCCTTGAAATACAGGATGAACATATTCCATTCCATAGATATCTTCAATTTCATCTGCCTCAAGCAAATCTATTTCTTTGAGTTTATATTTTCTAGAGAAATAATTCTTAGAATTATCAAGAATTTGTTTAATAGCCTCAACAATAGCTTTTTTATTCATAGTAAGAGCATGAATATCCTTTCTTACTTGGTTAAGATTAGCTATTTCAGCAATTTGACTTAAACCATCTTCTGATAGATTAATACCTGCTTTTTCAAGATCAGACATTAACATATCAGCTTTCATAATAGCATTATCAAATCTTTGCTTTACATCAGGTTTATTAAAGATAGATTCTATTTTATTAGCTAAAGCTTCTTCTCTTGTTTGCTGTTTTTGAGAGTTAGAATTCTTTTCTTTCCATTCTCTAACACCTGAAGTGTCCTCTTCAACATTATGTCCTCCAAGAGGATTTTCTCTATGATTACTCTTTCCAGGAGGTACTGGATTACCTCCCTTCTTACTTCTTGATTTATTATTATCCTGGGAAAGGTTCCCATTGTCTCCCCCTTGGTTATCCACATCATTTTCTTCATCATCAGATGAATTTCCTTCCCTATTTGTTCTTGAGTTATCTTCATCTTCAGAATCATCTCCCTCTCCTTTGTCAGATGATATATCCTCTTCTTCAGTTTCACTAGAGTCTCTATCTTCAGATCCAGACCCTCCAGCTTTGCCAGAACTTCCCTTTCCCTTACCTTTACCAGATCCCTGTTTCTCTGAAGAATCTCCTTCTTCGTCATTGTCAGTATCTTCATTTTGATCTTTTTTATTCTTGTTCTTAGCTTCTCCTTTATTACAATCTTTCATTGAATTTTTAAGATCTTGCTGTTCATCTGGAGTTAATTGGGAAAGTAATTCTTGAAATAAAAAGTGTGATATCTCTTTAGTATACATAAATGAAGCAATAGAATTATTATTACTTACAATCTTTAATAAAGAGTTATTAATACTTTCTAATATCTTAAATTTAACTTCATTTGAGTCTTTAAGTTCAGCAAATTCAATAGTAGAAGACTTATTATAATATATAGAATATATATCTTCTATAAGATGATCAGGTACTAATTCTTGATATAAATCCTTAGATTTTTCTCTTAATGAAGCATTTGCACTAGGTTGATTACCAAAAATGGCAGATAATATATTATCAGCTACATGATTGGTAAATTCTGTATCTCCATGAATACCTCTAATAAGTTTACCAGCATCATACCAATGAAGATATGGTTTTACAATTTGTTTCTTAATTGGAGGAGTATAAGTATATCCTTTACCTGATGTCCAATTATCCCAATCAAAGAATGAAGATTTCCAACTTCCAGATTCTGAACCTGATGAGGAGGAATTTCCTCCCCACCAGTTTTTATTTTTCTTACCCATATATTATACTTTATCTTTAAAAAATCCTTTAACTATTACTTAGTGTCATCAATCAACTCTACTGAAAAAGGAGAGTTTTCCTCTACTTCTTGAAGAACTTGTTTTAATTCTTCACACTGTTCATTATTAAGTTTGCCAGATTTTCTAAAGTTTGAGATTACTAAACTAATCTCTTCCATTATTGTATCATAGTGATCTTTATCTTTAATACCTTGAATCAAATCAATTTTATCAAAGATTGATTTCATCTCAGGAGTGATTAAAGCTTTAGAAAGAGTATTTGCTGCTTGTTCTCCAATAAGAATACTAGCAACTTTAACTAAAGCATTATCTATTCTTGTATTATATATAATAGATGCAATCTTAACAAGTCTTGGAACATAAGAAAGAGTTCTATCACTAAGATCTTTATATGCTACACTCAAGAAAGTCTTAAGTTTATGTGTAGGTACTTTAACAGAAGCAATTTCTTCTTCACTAGGAATATAAAGAGATATTTCATTTAAGAAATTTTTATCACCTTTACTGTAATATTGTTCAATTTGATTAGTAGACATTCTAACTACTTTATATTTCAAAATGAACCTATCCCAGAATGGAGATCCTACCTCATCTTTAGGAATTTCATTACAAGTAGCTACAAATAACTTCCATTGGCAAGGAACTTTCATTTCTCCATTGAATAGTTGTTTTTCATTCATCATACCTAACAAGCTATTCCTCATTCCAGAAGAGGCTTTATCTACCTCATTAATTACAACATATTTTGCTGAAGCTGCTGGAGTATTCATTACCCAATTCTGATTTTGAACAAATTCTCTCATATTCAATCTACCTTTAATTTCAGCAGATTTAGTTCCTTCATCAGTTTCAAGAATAAATACTTCATTTTCATATTGTTCTTGACCTTCAGCAGTATTTAAATCATAACTTGCAGCAGCAAAATCTAATACAGTATTAGTTTTAGCAACACCAGGTTCTCCTATCAACAACAATGGAAGTTTTGCAGAGAGTGCTAAAGCCATCATTTTAAATACTTCTTCTTTACCCATCAAATGAGTGCTAATATTAATTGTTTCTCCTTTTTTCATAATGTTATTTTTACCAACTATTTCTACTTGTTTTACCTGAGTTTTAGTACTTGTAGCCATGCTAATGTTAAATTTATATTTAAAGTAATTAAATTAATGTTTAAAATTGTTAGTAATTTCAATTAATTTTTAATTTCTGGATGAGTTCTATTGCTATATTGAGACATAAAAGGATGATTATCTGGCAATATACTATTTATCATATCTCCATATAAGAAAGTCATTACACCTCCTGGTTTAATAATTACATATTGTTGTTTATCCTCAATCTTAGATCTAAGATATACTAATAAAGAATCTTTTGAAGAGTTTTTAACAAAAAGCCATTTTGTATTGAATCTTCTCATATAATCTACTCCTAAATCTAATGGAAATAAATCTTTAATATTACTAAATGTAGTATAACACCATCTTAATTTAATAAAATCATTAATATTATCTATAGTTAATAATTTATTTACAATCTTCCTATACTTATTACTACCTGGACTCATTTCACTCTCCTCAAATGTTAATAGAGCTTTTTTATCTGTAATAAATAATATGCATCCCTCATCTAACATTCTTAATTCTTTTTTATTAATAATTTGATTTTCTGTTTCAGGTGTGATTTCTTGAATACTCTCTAAAGATGAAATTAATTTTACATCTATAACCCTTTTTTTAATATTCTCTTCTATAAATTCTACTTCTTTTATGTTATCCATATATCTTTTCCAATGTTCAGAAATATCTATAGTATAAACTTTTAATCTATCTCCACATATTGTTCCATCTGGATTATAAACTTTTGTTATTACATATGGATATTTAATTGAATCTTCTTTAGACTCATACTCTATTTTAACTATTTCATTTTTATGAATAGAAAAAAATTTTTGTTTAGAAAGAATATTTCTTGATTTATAAAGAGCATTAAGTTCATTAACTTTTAGTTGATACTTAAAATCAGATATCCTAATCTCTCTAATGTATTGTTTTGTAGTTAAAAGTTCTTTATTATTTTGTAAATAAGTTCTTTGTGCTACAAAATTAGTAGAATTATAATAGTCCCAATTAAATTTCTTTAAATTAAGAAAGCTGGATATTTTACTTCCAGCTTTCTTTAACATTTCTTTTATCATATAATTAATCTTAGAGTTGATTTATATCAACTTCAGTAGATTGAGTAATAGTTGGTTCTTCAATATCATTGATATCAAAAGAAGTATCAATCATACCAGTAAGTTGAGCTTGCATTTCTTCTTGTTCTGTAACAAAATCATCAATAAGTTCAAAATTATCTTTAACTCTTGTTTTACCTTTAACTTTCAAACCTTTCAATTTCTCATTTTTAAAAATTCTAGCTACTTGAGCTTTAGTCAAGTTATACTTTTCTTCAATAGATCCATTACCAAAATCATCTTTTCTATACCTGGTTAACCCATTTTCAAGATCATTCATAAGTTGTTTAATAGTAACTTGAATTTTTTTCATCTTCTTCTTTTTTGAAAGTTTTACCAATTAATTATAATATTGTTCCTTGCTTTAAGGATTTTATTTGTCTCTACAAACACATTATTACTATCCCATTTATTATTAGGAGGAGTTTTATAACAACATGCAGCAGGATGTTCACATAATAATATATCATGTGAGAATGGAGCTATTTTATCATAATACAGATTTTTAGCTACTGATCCAGCTAGTATAAATACTAACCCTGAGTCATAAGTATTAAGTACCTCTATGAGATTATTCATAAATGGTTTCCAAACATAAGTATGTCTCCCTGGTTTATTTTCTACAACAGTTAAAGCACTATTTAATAATAATACTCCTTGTTTAGCTAAATAAGTAAGATCAGGATTAAAAACATTTTCTGTAAAATTCATACCTCCATATACTGTCTTTTCAATTTCTCTGTGTATTTCTATAAGACTAGGTTGACATTGATTAGTATTACTACAACTAAAAGCTAACCCATCAGCTATTCCTGGTTGTGGATATGGATCTTGACCAATGATTACAACTCTTAAGTCTCTATAGGGAGTTTCTCTAAAAGCTCTAAAAAGATTTTTAGGCTCAGGATATATTTTTTCACCAGCCTCTTTTTCTGCTTTTAAAGTTCTTATTATATTATCAAACTCATCAGTTTCAATAAAAGGTTTAAGTTTATCAAACCATCCTTCATCAAACTGATCCTTAATTAACTCAGCTTTCATACAACTTCCTTCTGATAACTAATTCTAATATCTTCATACCCTCTTCAACTCCAAAATACTCCAATAACTCTCCAGGATCTTTAATTCCCAATGCTTTATAATCATTAGGAATATTAATCCATTTATAACCATACTCATTCATAGCTATACTAGCTTTCATACCAGGTTCATCATTGTCATAAAAAACATATTTTTCATCATACCATTCATCAAATAGATTATTAAGTTCTTCAGATATACATTCAATACCTTCTTTTTGGACTTCATAAACATCTGGATGAATTTTCTGAATGATCATTTTATCTTTTTTGCTTTTAGCAACAATGAGTTTATTAGATTTTCTAGGTAATGCTCTGACCCCCAAAGGTTTCTTAACAGGCACATTGGATATCCATTTGTAGTTCTCACTATATGGCTGATAGATTTTAAAGTAACAAGCATCTTCCTCCTCATGTTCAAATAGGTAAGCAAACCTGAGTTCATTTTTATAATTCCCAATATACTTTCCATTTAAATATAACTTATCCACTGAGTAGATCTTGTTTTTATATAAATCTTCTTCAGTAATACCATATTTTTTCCAGTAATTAAGTTCTTCCTCAGTAAATGGCCTAGCTTGTACATGTATTGTGACTCTGTTATTGATCTCTTCATAAGAAGAGATATTTGGTCTTGAAAAGTTTTTAATAATACTTCCATAATCAATATTATTTGAATTTCTATGTCCTCCTAATCCAAGATTAAAATCATGATTAATTTTCTTTAGAGCATTATTATAATCTAATCCATATAACTGTTGAACAAACTGAAAACAATTACCTTTATAATATGAATCTCCAAAATCAAGATGTCTTAGATAACCAGATTCATTATAATATATATTAAATGAACCTCTAGTCTCTGATCTAAATGGTGAAATAAGTGTCTTCTTTGGAGTAAAATCATACCCCAAATAAAACCTATAAATGTCATAATCAGATATCTTTCTGAAGATGTTTCTTGAATTTAAAGCTGTTTTACTTTCTGAGCCACTTATCATGAGATGTATAAAGATAATAAACCCCTAGCTAATTCTAACTAGGGGTTACTTTTCAATTAGTATGTTATATTAGTTACAGGAGTTGTTGAAGATCCAATTAAACCAGATCCTCCATTCAAAGAATTCTCTTTAGGATCATATTCTCTGAATTTATATGAATTACCAAAGAAGTTCTGATAACCATACTGTCCTTCAACTTGTTTTAAGAACTGTTTTACAGCATAAGGTTGTTTTTCAATCTCTTCTATTGGTAAACCTTTAGGTAAAGATTGAATTTTAGCTACAGCATAACCTGGAAGACATGCTTTAGTATATACATCCTGATACTCTTTACCATCATAAGCTCTGATTCCAAGCAAATGACCAATAGTTTGTTTAGGATACTTTGCTGCTAAATCATTAAGAACTTTAACATTACCAGTAATGAAATCTTTAGTAAGATTAAGGTCAAGTTTAGTATCAGAATCATCATTAAACCAGTCAAAATTAGATAACCAATTCTTCATGAAATTTAAGAATTCAGCTTCTCCTACATATGCTGGTCTATATTCATTTTTAGTAAACCAATCGTCTAATACATAACTAGACATAGACCTATTATTTACATATTGAATTTTACCATCCTGAGCTGTTCTTATCTTATTTTCAATATAATAAGTAGCTCTTTCCATTACACCAGTATCTTTATGTTTCAAGTATACTGTTAAGGTTACAGCATCATTACCTTCTTGAGATTTCTTTGTATAACTCATTTCTTGTTTTGGTTCATAACCAAAATGTTTCTTAATCTGATCTGCTGTCAAATTAAATCCTACAACTTGGAATTCACCTACACCTACATACTTTTTGAACTCCTTAACTTCTCTTTCTGTTCCTTGAATCATATTCTATTTTAATTTTTAAATGTTTACTATGTTATTATACAAAATTGATAATTGCCTTATGAATCTCCTTATAATCATTTGGAATTTTCATAACATCTTCTCCAAAGATATCAGGAGGACATTTAGCACTCATACCTTCTCCCACTAATAAAAGATTATATTGTGGTTTTTTCTCTACAAATTTCTTTTCAGTATAAAGAACAATGGTAAATTCTTTTTCAATTAAACCTTCCCATTCTTTACCTTTAACTTTAACTCTCTTTTCAGGAGCACCCTCAATATTAAGAGTTTCATCATGAGCAGTAATTATAACTTCCTTCTTTGCTAATTTAATTAATTTCAAAAACTTGCCAATTTCTTCATTATATAAATTCCATACATCAAAACCTCTTTTACTAGTCCTAGCTTCAGCTAATAACATTTCTACAAATGCAGAAAAACTATCTATAACAATCAGTGTAATATCTGGATTATTTGAATAATCTTGTAATGCTGCTAATACAGAAGCTGAATTCTGAGGTCTTGCATGATATTTGAAATTATTCTTAAATGGAAGTGGTTTATTCTCAATATTAATAAATCCAGTAGAATTAGGATCTAAAGTTCTAGCTCCATAAGTCTTACCACTTCCAGGTGTTCCCACAATAGCAATTTTATAATATTCTCTTAAATTATCTGCTGACATGATTTAATTTGGATTTTTTTAAGTGTACAAATGTACTACTTTATTTCAATTCATCCAAATTTCAGTGTTCCTTTGATTTCAACATCTTCTAATGTATTCCAATCCCATAATTGATTATAACTACCTGGTTTTCTGTCTCTGAATATAAGGTTATTTTGTTTAGAGATCTTCTTTTTAGAGATTCTTATCCTTTTTGTTTTCTTTGACATAGTATATTATTTAAAGTTTGCATGTTTTGAATTGTATATTCAACATAGGTGATATATTTATCATCTAAACCATCTATACATTTTCTAAGATATGTAATATCCTGAGTATTATTCTTCACTAATACAAATAATATAGGATTAGTACTTCTAAATACTCTACCCATCATTTGTACAAAACTTAAATCTTCACTATCTAATTGAGTTATAATTCCTGCTTCAATGTCTTCAAAGTTTTGACCTTCTCTTAACATTTGAACAGCATATATGGAATTAATTTCCTTATTGTTAAATTTCTGTATAATTTCTTTTCTTTTCTTTTCAGGAACTTTAGAATGTATGGCATTAAAACGTCCAATACCATCACACTGTTCTATACTACCAGTAAATACTATATATCTATATGCATTAGAATGTAATATATAGTTTATATCATTAAGCATTCTCTCTTTACTATTAGAGATATACACTTTTCTATCATTCCCAAGTCTGAGCATTTTATTCTTAGACCAAGCACTTCTCTTAGTAAAGAAAGAACTCTTATAATACTCTATATCATTAGTAATAAGATCATAATATTGTTGTTCATTACATCTTACTCTTAATATGTAATTATCAAGATCTTTATTATTCTTGAGAGTATTATAATACTCTTTATAGTCAACCTCAAATGTTGGTGATAGTATTTTTTTCCTATTAACTGATCCTTTTGTTTTTATGAATATTTCATGATTATGATATGGATTATTATCCAATTTATCATGAATAACATAAATTGTAGGAGCAGGTAATATTCCTACATTAATAGCATCAGTAATAGTTACTTCAAACTCTCTAAAACCCCTTAATTGACTTAATTGATTCTTTCTTTCTTGGTTCAATGTAGCAGATAAAGATATTATATTCTTAGCTTGAATAGTCTTTAAATGATTTAATCTTAAATCACTAACACTATGACATTCATCAAGTATAAGATTAGCTGTTTTGTTTTTATACTTACCAAGACTAGCATAACAAAATATCTCTATATACTCCATTAAGTAACCAAGCTTGTGTTTAACAATTTCAGCTACCCAATTATCTATATGATTTAATTCAGAGCATACAATAAACCAAGGAGTTTTATCTCCAGAATCAATTCTGGATTTTATTATCTTAAGAGCAGCTAATGATTTACCACAACCTGTTCCCCAAGACAACACTAAATGAGCATAACCTTCTGATAACTCTAAAGCTCTATTTTGTAATTTATCTTTCTTTTCAGATACTGTACTAATAGGTTTTATTTCATTATTAAGAAATTTCTCATCTTGTTCTTTATAGATTGATTTAGTATTCTCTGTAATTAACATAATTTATTCTTTATTTCTTTCTTTAATATCATCAATATTATAATCTGATAATCCTTTTTTCTTTAACTGCTCTTGATGTTTCTTATGTTCATCCATCATCCTATATCTAGGATAAAGAGGATCATTAATATCTCTGGATTTACCTGATATAAAATCTTCTATATCGAAAGAATTGTTAGATGATTCCTCATCTTCAATTTTTAATTCTCCAGCTTTATTAACATTACCTTTTCCTATAAGAGACTCAGCAGCTGTGATTAATTCATCTCCTAATGGTTGTTTTATACCATTAGTATTAAACTTAGCTTTACCAGATTCATATCTTTTAATAATATCTTTCAATAATTCTTTGATTTCAGGATGTTCTTGAAACATTTGACAAAACATATCTTCAAAGTTTTCAGGACTACCCATACAAGCTTTACCTCCAAATCCATTATTATGAACTAACATGAAAAAAGAACCTTTTTTATCACTAGCCATTAAAGCTTTAGCATATTCTTCAAAAAGTTTCATTGATTCTTCCTTATTTCCAATAGTAATTTTGCTGTTGGATGATTCTTTTTTTCTAAAATTAAATAAACCCATAGTATTAATATTTAATAATAAACACCTTCTTTAATGTCTTTATAATCCTGATCTGTCATATTATCAGGATGTGGTAATTCTTTAAAATAACCAGCTTTAGGATTAAAATAAATACCAAAAGATATATTAGCTTTGCCCTTTCTATTTTTGATTATTTTAAATACTCTGAATGAATCTTTCATAGAATCTTTACCTTTAATATTTATTCTATATCCCTTCCATTCAGTCATATCTAGACTATGAGGATTCATAATACCACAAGCTGTATCACAATCTTGATAGGGATTACCTGAATCTTTAAAGTCATTTTGTTGAGGAGTTAAATCTACTCCAGAGAATTTTCTTCTTTCTACAGAATTAAGAGTTTGATTAAACTGTTGAATTGCCATGACTGTTAATCCACAGATATTTCTCAACCATACATAATATTCTGATAATTTATCTAAATTCTCTTTAAGAGTGTATTTTTTCTCTATTTTGGTTAATGCAATATGATCATGAACTACTATGTGGTAAGCATCAGGGTTGTTATGAGTATAACTTACAATCCTTTGTTTTTCTTCAAATACTCTATTTCCTTCATTATCATATACATCATTACCATATTTATCTATTGCTGGAGCTTTATATTTCTCTTTATTAAATTTCCCATGTTGATCAAAATGATCCATTAATTCTTTATAAATCCCTGTAGGATTATTAGGATCATATCTGAAATTTATCCTGGAGAATAACATATCAATATAAGGAGTTTCCCTATCTACTAATTCCTTTTCTTCAGGAGTTAATCTATTAGAACCATAACCTGCTATCTTCTGTGGAGGAATCTCCACTCTATATTTAGCAAATAAATGATTACTCATCCAAACACATTTCTTGGATTCAGCATCTATTTCATAAGAATAATAAAAAACATGTATATCAATTCCTTTTATATCAGCATCTCTTATAGCATTCATAAGTATCCAATCTACAAAAGTTGTTTTTGCAGTGTTACTTAATCCTCCAAAAAGATAATACCATTTCCTTTGAACACCATAAAGATATTCATTCACTTTATCCAGTCCATTATCTAAACCTTCATATTTACCTGATACACCATCATCTATTCTCTTCTGAAAATCACTCATCAATTCCCAAGTTCAGTATTTGAGTCATAAATATCATTGTGAGATATATCTACATCACCACAACCATCACAATCCTGTATAAACCCAGGATCTGAAACTATCTCTTCACTAAAAGCTAAAAATGCTTCTTGATTGAGATAACTTAAACTATTCTTCATAAAACATAACTGATTCTTATTAGTTTTAAGAGAATCTATTTTTCTAGATTTAATCTCATACTTTAAAGAATCAATTAATTGTTGATGTGTAACCTTACCTGTATTAATAAGCACATCATACTTTTTTCTACATTGTTCTTTACCAGTTCTTAATGGTCTTGCTTCAACAAATCTAGTTCCTGTAGATTTATCTTCCCATTTAGAATTTGCTGGATAAAGAGCCCACCATTCTTCAAATCCATGTTTCCTTATCTCCTTAGATAATCCTGTTTTAGATTTAATTTCATGACCAGTAGTATTTATGATATATAATGTTTCAATATAATCCTTTCCATCTTGAGTTATTCCTAATTTTTCTTTATCTTCATAATATACCAAGTTTTTTCTCACTAATGTAGAAATATAGCTATTATATCTATCATCAGTAAAATTCTCTGATATTATTATTATAGGTTCTGATAAATTATTATATAGACAATATAATATAAACACATGATCTATATTTAATTTATCTTTTTTCATTTTCTTCAACACCAGACTGCTTAGTGGAAGATTTATTGTATTCATATTCTTCTCTATACTCATGGTTTTCATTAATTAGTTCTCTAAATAAAATATTATCTTGTGTTTCAAAGTACATTTTATCTCTGAAATATTCCTCTTCTCTGATATCCATGAATAATTGTTTATTTATCCCCATAAGCTCATTTGAGTTACTTTAGGTTCAATAACATTTTTTATCTTATAACATTCATCAATATAAAAATCATAATCAAGATTATAATCATAATCAGTTTCAGCATTATCAACTAAATTATTAAATTCTGTACATTTATAACCTTTGTTGATAAAAGATTCTCTACCATCATTAAATATTTTAACAAAAGTATTTCCATCTTTAGTTACAAGATATCTAGTTGTCTTTTGTTGTTTATCAACAACTAATTGAGGTCCTCTATTAGAGAATTCAATTCTTCTCATTTCTCCATGAGAATCAGATTTAAATTTAGCTCTACCTGCATAATCAAGAATGTCTATTTCTTTATCTACAAGTTGACCTTCTTCAAATACTCTATATTTCCCTCCATTTTTAATGGTATCTTCAATAGGTCTACCATACACAAAATACTCAGATAAAGCTATTGGTACTATAGGAAAACTAGGATCTTTGTGATATTCTTTAATGATTTCAAAACATCCTTTATATTTCACATTATCTTTACTATCAATAGCTATATAATTATTAACATCTCTAATAATCATTTGTTTATAATCAACAAACTCTAGAGAGAGTTTAGTTTCTTTTTCCCATTCTTTGCAAATCTGATTATATCTCTCTTCTTCTTTCCTTGGTACAATACATTCTAATCCATCTGTATTAATCATCAGAATTTTAAATCCAGCATCAGCTAATCTTTCAGCCAACATAGCTAACATCAATTGTCCATTAATAGTAATACTCATGGTAAATTTAGGATCATAAAAGAAACTTGTCTTCTCATTACTTTTACCATAAGATCCATTTAAAGCTAATTTAAGACCTTCATTAATAGCAGTTGATACCTTATCAGTTTTATCTAATTTAGCCTTCTTCTTAGCTTCATTCCTTCTTAAGAATACTATATTATATATATCAACAAACTCAGGTCCTAGATGTTGTGGATAAAATTTATGTTGAATTGAAATACTAGGATATAGAGATGTTACATCACAAGATTTTATTATTACATTATCATCACTATAATATCTACCAGGATCAATACATCCATGAATTCCTCCTAAACCAAAATCATATTTTAATCCTTTATAGTTTACAGAAAATTCTAATGCTCCTTTAGTATCTCTAATGTCCATACTCTTAAATTTATTAAGAGCAACATTAAAATATATAGAATTAAAATGAATAAAATCTAATATACATTCATCTAAGGATATTATATCTCTGGAAGTTCTCATCTGATGAAGATCAGATAACTCTATTCCTTTATTCTGACAAATAATCTTAGCAAATATTTGTGAACCAAGTTTTGCATCATTACTATTAAGACATTTTATTCCATATTCCTTTTCTAACTGAATCCTTAAATCAATTCTTTCTCTACTCTTTTTATAGAATTCAAAAGTTGACATTATATCATTATCACAATAATCAAGAATCATCATAATTTCATGATTCTCAACTTTATGAGTATGATCTAATGGCATATCCTGAACTCTTTTCCACTTCATAGCTACTTGAAGATCTTTCAATCTGGTAGCTCTAGCCTTATTATCATAATGCCAGATTTTAAATAAATCAAGCTGAGGAATTATAAATTCCCAATGATTAAAATATGGCTTATCTCCAATATTAGATCTTTTAATAACATCATTAGATATCTTATAAATGAATTTAGCTAATTCATCTCCAGACATAGTTAACAATTTGAATTTATTAACTATAAGATGATGAATAACTTGAGCATCATAATTAATATTATTAAATCCTACATGTAGAATATGATTTTTTGTTAAATAATCGATTAACTCATTAAATTGATTTTTGGATGCATGTATTATAAAGGAATTCTTTTCACCTGTATCTCTATCTATGTCACAGTAACAGAAAAAGTTACTAAGACATTCTATATCATATATCTTAACTCCAGATTTGTTTACAAACATGTTTAATTTTAGATTAAAGTTACACTTTTTCTCTAAAATTTCAAAATTCTCATACTCCTAAGAATATCCTTACCCTTAATAGTTTTTACTTTCTTTTTGAGATTTCTTTTATATTTTACTATTTCTTTTTGTATAATAGAATGAGAAAAAATATATTTACCAAAGGGAATATTACAACAATCAGAATAGATATGGATTATTTGTCTCCAATTTCTTCCCTTTTTTGATAATGTATCATATAATATATCATTAATTCTAGTCTCAGCATTAAATAAATGCTCTGTATTTGTTATTAGAGAAGTTTTGCTTTCTGATAATAAATCATCCACTATCATTATTCAAAGTTTTCTACAGTTACTGTTAAGCTCTGAGAGATATCTTTATCATACTGTCTAATTCCTTTCTCAGGAGTAATATCAGTAATCTTCTTAAGTTCAACTTTGTATATCTCTCCATCTTCTTCAATAATAGCTTTCATACCTTTTTGCATTTTAAGGTATCTGGTAGTTGTAAGAAGAGTAAGACTAGCTACCTTTATACCAATGGCTTTAGCTACTTCTACAGCTATTAATTCTTTATCTTCATCACTAATATCATCTTTGGTAAGAAGATCAGCTAATTCATCAGGAGTAAGTTGTGCTACTTTTAATTTTAATTCTTCAGTCATTGTGTAATTGATTAAAAAAGTCAATATGAATATCACATTCAGAGATTAAATTTCTCTTATGTTTTTCTTTTCTCGAATACTTATTATTAGAGCATATAAAACAGCTACAAGGTTTACCTTGTGCTTTAAAACAATAAGTAAATTCTTTAGGATTACCTTTATTCCATAATCCAATAGCTTTTAGTCTTTTTATCCATTTCTGTCTTGTCTTTAAGTTCCTTTCTCCTTTATTCATATTATTTCTTGAGTTTAAAGGTAATAAGTTGATCAGCCAAAGCTTTAGTTTCATTAATTGCATATTCTTTTGTTCTATAAATTTCATTATTATTAATCAATAACTGTTCTCCAGTATTATTAAACACTGACTTAGTAGGAATTAAGTCTCCTGAATGTCCACAATCAAATCCAAACCACCATAAATTATCACTTTCATTACCATAAAATTTCTCACATTTCTTTCCATTCCAAGTTCTACCATCTGCTAAAGCAGACTCTGAAAATGTTATTCCTCCATGTACTTCTATTAATACTGATATTGGAAATTCATCTAGAGATGCTTCTCCTGCTTTAACCTTTAAACAATGAATAAAGAAATCAACTGAACTAAGCTTATCAATATTTATTTTCTTATCTTTAATTTCATCTGGTATTGGTATAGTCATATTATAGTCAAAACCATATAGACTAAAATCTGGTGTAATACCAACATATCCACACCATATTTTATGTCTATTCCTTTGGATTACACATTTTAATCCATTATATTCAAATTCTTCAAAATCTCCCTCATTCTTAATGAGATCAATTAATTCATCCTTTTTCATCTCTTTTTTTAGCAGTTAGTGCCATTAATTCACTATTAAATTCAATAAGAGTAGATTTTAGAGTTTTCTCTAGTAAAACTGAAGAAGAAGTAGTATCAAAACTAGGATGAGTTAATATATAATTAATTCTACTCATTATAATATCTGTTAATTCATCCTTTTTCATCTTTTGATAGAAGAAATTTCCTGATCCTTTACTATAGGATCTATCTGCACTAACTCCATAAAAGTCATTTGATACAAGAGGAAGAAATATTAAAAATTCATGACTAACATCAATTGGATCAATAATTATTTTACTATTTCTAGCTAATCCTGGAATTCTTACTCCATCTTCATATATCCTAACAATTAAATCTCCAGCTATAATAGATTTTTCTTCTTCTAAATCTATAGGAATACATCTAGTTGAAAATGATTTTAATGTCTCATAATTATAGTAAACACATGATTTTGTTGTTTCTTCTCCAACAAATACTTTCTTTACATATGTACCATATGGATGTCCTTCTTTACATTCTTCTGGTGGTACAATATCATATACATTCCAATCATCTCTTGATTTCTTAACATATCCTGATGTATACTCATGAGGAATAATTAATTTATCTGGGAGTTTCTTAGTAATTATTTCACTTTCTTTGTATATCTGAATAAAATATCCTTTACCTTTTATTAATACAGATATTTCATCATCTGGAAATAATATTTCAGCTCCTCTTTTATACCCTGGCTTAGGAAGATCTTCCAATAATATATATCTTTCCATATAATAATAAAATAAAGTGAGAGGAGTTAATCTCCTCTCAATGAAACTATTTATGTGAATACTTCTTACCATTTACTATGATCCAGTTAATAGTCCTTGGATCTACTAACCTTGTTCTAGTATCATAGTTCTTAAAAGTATCTTTAGGAAGATTCATATCAGTAAAATAAACTCTACCAAACTCATCCATTGAATTATAATGTCTTCCAACCATAGTTCTTTCTTCACCTTCAAGAGCTTGTTTAAGAGCAGCTTTTACAGTTTTATCAAACTCAGCTTTACTAGCCATCTTTCCTTTATTAGGATAGATATCACTAATTTTCTTAGCTACTTCTTTAGGATCAACTTTGGTATTATAATTAACAGTTAAAGCTGTTCTTGGATGAGCTTTAAATATTTCAGCAAGTTCAGTTCTACTTACTTTAATAGTTTCAGTAAATTGACTTGCACTACTCAAAGCACCAATTAAAGATTCTCCTTGAATTTGAAACTCAAGTCCTGAATCATTTTGTACAGTAATTGAGTTATATTTTGGATTTACAGATTTAACAGTATAAAACTGTGTTTCAGATAAAATTTCTCCTACTTTAATTTTGTTTACTACTGTAGTAGACATAATTGATTATTTAATTATTAATGAATTAAGAAAAAAGGGAGGATTACTCCTCCCCTTATTTGTTAGGCTCCCTGTAAAGGTAAAACTGGTTCACTGAAAACACCCCCTTTACTAGCTAAATCAGAAATATCATTAGATTGAGCTGTAGATCCTCCAACAGTAACATTATCATGTTGGATATATGTATCTTCTACAGAACCATCCAGAGATAATTCAGTATATCTGTAAATAGGTTTACCATCTTTCATCAAAACTTGACCAGTACTAGGATTTACTTTAGGAGATTGTGCTCCCCCATCCCAGGTTCTTTGATTAAAGCTTTCAACTACTGCAATTCTTGCATTAGAGAACTGAGGAAATACCTTATGGAAATCACTTCCCACTTGAATGTTAAAGGCAGCTATCTGATCTGTACTGATAGATTGGAAGAAACTTCTCATCTCTGTAGCAGGTGCTACTTTAGGCACTCCTTTCAAAAAGAAGGATACAGGATTTGCTGTGGCTGGTTTTTCAATTTTAGTTTGAAGCCAAAGTTGTTTTACTTGAGGATTTTTAGTGTCTCTGATTTCCTTAACAATGATTGTCTGTTTCATAATCTTTAGATTTTTTTGTGATTTAATTTGATTTTTTGTTTTTGTTTATATAATGAAATATTCATTATCAGCTTCCTAAAGAGCCTCTTTCTAATGGTTTAGAGTATTTCTCTACCACTTCAGGCATTTCTTCTTTTAATACATCAAAAGCTACTTGAAGTTCATCAAGGATAGATAATCTAGTTTTGATAGCAAATTTTATATTCTCACTTTCTTTTTGTCTGAAAGCTTCCATCTTCTCATCATTAATCTTTTTTATCTGATGAATATCCATATCCTGACCAGATAACTTAGCTAATAATTGTATAAATGCAAATTCTCCATCTAATTTTCCATTCTTAATTTGCTCATCTAACTGTTTATTTCTTTCCTCTATGAAGACCTCTAATTGTTTCAACTTATGATCCAATTCAATAACTTCATGTTTAGTGTTTAAATAAATAAAGATAATATTCTCATTAGATATCTTCATGTCCATTTTAACATTTAAATTTATTAATAAATAATTATTTATTTCTATCTCTAAATATTTCTCTTTCTATAGATTTCATTAAATTATTTACCATTACTTTTGTTTTCAATTTAGCAGTAGTATAACTTCTATTTCTGTTTCTTAATTTTTCTTCTTTTATTACAAATTCCTTTTTATTTCTTATATATTCTTTTGATGGTATATATCTATTATAATTATCAAAAGAATGTTCAATTTCATTATTAAATTTCCTCTTGTATTCATTACATGTCTGTACAGATAACCTTTCATAATCTCTAGATCTAGCAATTAACTCACCTCTACACATAGGAATTGAATTTAATAATAAAAGAAAAAGCCTAAGAATATTTCTACTCTTAGGCTAGGGGATGCCAATCTAGCATCTTTTTTCCACCACTTACTTTTTATTGGCTACAGAAAAATAAGAAACTGTTTATAGATTATCACTATTGTGTTTCCAGTAGGATTCAAACCTACAACCCTCAGCTTAGAAGGCTGATGCTCCATTCAGTTGAGCTATGGAAACATATAAAGTGGACAAGATAGGATTTGAACCTATGACCTTTTCATTATGAGTGAACTACTCTAACCAACTGAGTTACATGTCCATTTATTAAAAAACTACTCTGTCCAATTTCCAGTGGAATAATGTTTAAATTGCAAATATTCCTATGTAGTGTACACTAAAGGTTTATTCAAAGTTTCATTATCCTTACAATAAACAACGACTACTGGA